CAAATACTTGAAGATTAATGGCTATTAACATTACAGATCAACCCGAAGAATGGACACCCGTGTACAATGATATGCGGTTCGTAATTGCATCTACTAACACAACACAACCTAATTTCCGTTACGTTGCGGATGTGTACGTTTCAGGTGTGGCAGGTTCTACACGCTTAACCTTTGATGCTAATCCAATTACCGGATACGGTGTCGTGGATATATCTGCTATTATTAAGTCCTACATCAGTTCCGACTTCAACACATCGGTGTACGGCTTTCAGCGTTGCACAAATAGCTACAAAGCGTATGAGGTTGAGTTCGGTGAGCAATATGGCACAACGGTAACGACTTATCCAAATGTAACGTCTACGGGTGTCAAGTATGCTTGGAATGCGTCTTTAAGCGCGGAGTTGTTGCAAAGCTATACATCATCGACATACTTGGTGAGCAGCGGTGTGCTATTAACAAATCAACCGGAGCGACAAAAGTTTACAAGCGACGAGGATCAAAGGTGGCTATACTTTATAAACGATACATCAGGTAGCGCGTATTATTTGAAATGCACTACATTCAATTCAGCAGGTAGCACGATAGGTACTTATCTTATCGAGAATCCATATCAGGCAAGTACATCAATAAACTTAGATAAATTATTGCGTGTCGGTGTTGGTGTGCATGATTTGAACAATTCAACATTAGCGAGTGGATCGCAGCCCGTAATTGATAGCAGCGTGGAATCTTATGAAGTACAAATTGTAAACTACGCACAGGACAATGGCACTTCGTCGTATTTCTTTGACCGTGAATGTCAGGCACGTGAGCAAGATCCTATTAACGTTTACTTCCTTAATGAATTAGGGGGATATGATATGTACCCGTTCAAGTATCGCAGGTCGTTAAGCAATAACATCGAGCGCACATTTATCGAACAGAATCATGGTAAGTTAACGGACAGCCTGTGGAATCAGAACACTACAAACAGAGGTAAGAAACAGATTTACACAAGCATCACAAACACGTTGAATGTAACATCTGACTTTATCAACAATTACGAGACATCTAAGTGGATCGGTGAGTTAGTTGCATCTCCTGACGTGTACTACTATGAAACAGTTAGCAACATTTACATTCCTTTGATCTGTACAGTTAACAACTACGAGTCTAAGTACCGTAACTGGGATGGAATGTGGGAGTTAAAATTAACCTTTGAATACGCAAATAAAAAAGTAAGGCAAAACGGATGAAAACCGAACTATACATAAACGGCACACGTGTTAACTTATCGCAAGAGGTTAACGCATCGCTTAACTACGCCATTGCGGATATTCGTGAACCTGAAAAGCGTAACGGTGCATTCTCGCGTTCCGTTAAGTTGTATTGTGATAGTGTGCTAAGTCAGGTGTTGGATGCGATCTTTGAGATAGGCTATAACACGCAGACATCGGGCATCGTTAACTTTATGCCTGACTTTAATCCTAACTTAAAAGCACCGTTTGTACTTTACGCGGATGGCATGGAGCAACTACGCGGTTATATGCGTTTACGTTCTATTGACCGGGATGAGCAAGGATTACAGCGGATGTATTACAACGTCGAGTTGTACGGGATGTTGGCTAATATCTTCACGGATTTAGGCGATAAGAAAATGGGGGAGTTGGATTATTCGTCCGACAATCACATTTACAATCGTACAAATCAACAGGCAACATGGACTAATGTAGATGCGGATGATGGTAACTACGTATATCCAATGATCAACTACGGTACTGTTCCGAGTGAGAATACGTGGAAAGTTACTGACTTTTTCCCTTCGATCAGTTTGAAGTCATTAGTCGATAAGATTGTAACGGGTGTCGGTTATCAATACGATTCGACTTTCTTTGATTCGTCCTACTTCAAAAAGCAATACATTACATTCACGGGTGATAAGTTAACGTTATCTGCATCGGGTGTTGCAAATAGTCTATTCAGCGCACGTACAAATGTGGCATTGAGCGGTAGTGCTACTTTCGGTAATGCTTTTCCATTTAACGTCGAGGTTACCGATCCGAGCAACCAATATGATCCTGTTACTTACACGTTTACGGCTGCGGAATCTGGATGGCACGAATTTGTAATTACAGGAAACGTTGGACTTATTAATACAGGAGCAAACACCGCTAATCCAGATGCAAATATACTTTGGACTTGTATAGTAAATACCAATGCTGCTTTTATAAACACAACACAAACAGGACTTATAGATTATGGAGCTATACCGTCATGGGGAATAGTAACAAACAACTACACGTTCACGTCACCTTCAATTTTATTAAACGCTGGTGATACTGTTACATTTAGAATTGGGGGATCGATATTTACGTATAGTACAACAGCAACCGTAAGTTTGTATGTAGCATCTGGTTTAACCGTAAAGAACACACGCAACAATCCTGCGGTGGTTGAAAACAGCACTGTCAACATGAATGCAGCGTTACCTGTTGACGTTCGACAAGCGGACTTTTTGAAATGGTTAATTCTACGCTATAACTTGATGGTTGAGCCTGACAAGAATAACGACAAAAAGATTTACGTTGAAACGGCTAACGACTTCTACGGAAGTGGAACGCCTGTTGATTGGACTACAAAGGTTGACGTGTCGAAGCCTGTTACCATTACTCCGATGGGATTATTGGATGCTATCCGGTATGTTGTTAAGGATGCAGACGATAACGACTACCGTAATAAGTTCTACAAAGACAAATGGGGTAAGACATACGGGCAGAAAGAGTTGGACGTAACCAACGACTTTATCAAGAACACAAAAGTTATCGAGACAGGATTTGCACCTGCTGTTTTAGTTGGTAGCACCGCTCATGATCGCATTATTCCGCACATTTATCAATCAGATAGCAACGGGGTGCGTACACCGATGAAGTCAAAGATGCGGATCGTGTATTGGTCAGGTACTTTCAATACTTCGTCTGCATGGACTTACCAAACAGCTACAAGCGGTTATACAGAAACAACTTATCCGTATGCAGGACACGTAGACAATCCGTACACGCCAACATTAGACGTTAACGTATTTTTCCCGCGTGAAATTTACTACACTAATCCGCAAGGTGCTACGCAATACACCGATAACAACGTTTATAACAGTTATCACAAATTGTACATGGATGAGATCACCAACGCGAATAGTAAGTTGGTAACGTTATACGCTTGGTTACGTCCTATTGACATTTTGCAGTTATCGTTCAAGAACATTGTACACATCGACGGGCATAATTACCGATTGCACAAAGTAGTCGATTTCGATCCCTTACAAGAGAAGTCCACAAAGATCGAATTACTTAAGTTGATAACGGGCATACCATTTACACCGGAAACAAAGGCAATAGACTTTACTTACGGTGGTCAGTTGGGTGGCTTACCTGCACCTTCATTCAATTGGAATGGCGATGTAGGTGGCACGGCTGTTGTGTCAAATGCTACAAACACAGGACGCGGTAATTACGTTGCAGAAGATAGCACAGGCACAACCGTAGGTGGTGAAGGCAATAGAGTTGGAGCAGGAACGTCGAACATTACGATATTAGGTAGTGATAACGTAACGGTTGCGTCAGGCCTGACAAATGTAACGGTGATTAATTCGGATAACTTAAACATTACCGAATCTGATGTCATTTATATTGACGGAGTAAAGCAACAAGCACCGACAACTACTACTTTAACTGGAGACACGACAATAACAGAAGCAGGTTATTATTTAGCCAATGGAACGTTCACAATTACCTTATCACCGTCCGACTATCCAGCAGGAACAAGAATTGATATCAAAGACATCACATCGTTAGCGCATTCGATTACGATCAGCGGTGGCGGTGTTAACATAGACGGCTCGGCAACGTATAGCATGACGGTTCAATATGAAAGCGTTACCATATTTTATAACGGAACACAATTTTACATCATATGAGTTATAGACCAAACACTACGGGTGGTAGTGGTGATATGCTTAAATCAGTTTACGACACAAACGATGACGGAGTGGTTAACGTTGCAGCATCAGCTAACGCGGTGGCATGGGAAAATGTTAGCCGTAAACCTGAATTCTTTACACCGAACGTACACACACACGGAATAGAGGATGTATCGGATTTGCAAACAGCGTTAGACGGTAAATTGTCAAGCGCGTTTAACGAAATACTAACATTAGCATCAGATGTAGCAACGGGTGCAAACACAACACCCGTAACACTTACCAACCTTGTATTTAATTTTGATGCTAACACAAATTATCTTATCAAAGCAATAGGGCGCGTGAAACCTGCGGCTGCAACAACTGGGTGCGGGTTTCAATTTGACGTTAGCGCGGCAGTAACATCAATAGATGTATCATTCTACCATCAGTTAGCGAATACAGGAACACTTAGCGGGGGACATAGTATAGCGGATAACGCATCGGTGGGTGTGTCATCAGGAATGCCCGGTACGTCAACCTATCCCGTAATCTTAGACGGCATGATCGTTACGGGAGCAAACGCAGGAACAGCGCAATTAATGTTCCGATCAGAAACGACAGCCGTAACAACGTGTATGTCAGGATTTACTTTAATCGTTCAAAAATTAGCATAATAACATGGCAACAAGAGAGGAAGTAGTTAAACTCACCATCGAATCAGCGGAGGCTGCAAAATCTGTTAAAGAGGTACGCGAATCGTTAAAGGCTATTCGTGATCAGATGTTGGCAGTTGGTGATGACTCAAAGGAGTTTCATCAATTAGCAGCGGCTGCGGCTGAATTGAAAGACCGTGTCAACGATGCTAACGAAGCAATGGCTGCGATGCACCCTGACGGGTTTCAATCCGTTACCAACTTTGCTGCAAAAGCATCAGGAGCGGTTCAGGGTGTTACGGGTGCGATGGCTTTATTTGGTGGTGAATCCGAGGCTGTTCAGCAGACCATGATGAAGCTACAAGCAGCAATGGCTTTGACGCAAGGGTTAGAGGCGGTTAAAGATTTGGGTAAGGCATGGACGGCTGTTAACGCTATCATTCGTGCGAATCCTATTGCGGCTATCGTTACGGCTGTTGTAGCATTAGGTGCAGCGGTTAAAGAGGTAGTGGATTATTTTAACCCATTAAACACCGAAGCGAGAAGATTACAAGCGACAACCGAAAGGACTACAAAAGAAACAGAACTCCGCTTAGGTTATTTGGATAATGAGATCAAGTTAGCACAAGCACGTGGAGCGACTGAAGAGGAAATTTATAACATGAACAAAGAGCAAGTTCAAGAGAAAATCAAACTTGCAAAACTTTCACTCGCATCAGCCGAAGCTACATTAAAGCAACAGGAAGCGGAAAAAGGTATATTGGACTATATCGGCGAGGCATATATTATGATGCTCAAGTTGACCGGTCAAACTGAAATGGCTAACGTGCAGGAACAAGCACAAGCAGCACGACGAAAGCAAAATTTACAGGAATATGTTGATGCGGTTGATCAAGCGAAATTAAACTTAGACGCATTAATTACTGAAGAAGAGATTATAGAAATTAATCACACTAACTTCCTAAAAGATCAATACAAAGAACGGGCAAAGGCGCAACAGGAAGCAATACAACAAACGCATGAGGTGTTTATGCCTATCATGCAGCAACAAGTTGCGGTACAACAACAAGCAACAGCCGAATTGCAGGTTGGAACTTTTAATGCGATGGAAGGTGTGGAAAGTCGCGTTAAAACATTCCAAGAGCGTTTATTAGATGTTCAGGCGCGTATTTATCGAGCGGCAGCAAATGCTCAATCGAAGTTTGGTGGTGAATTAGCTAATAGCACACAACAGTTATTTGGAGCGTTAGCGGACGCATCAAAGAAAAACGCAAAAATGCAAAAGGCATTTGCAGTTGTTCAAGCTACTATTAACACTTACCAAGCAGCAACAAAGGCGTTAGCTACATTACCACCTCCTGCTTCATACGTGGCAGCGGCTGCGGCTCTTGTTTCAGGTTTTGTTCAAGTTCGTAATATCCTTTCTCAAAATGTAGAAAACCCTTCATCATCAGCAGGTGGTGGTGGTGGTGGCATGGGATTAGCTACAATCAACAGTGCGCCTGACGTTAACACCGCACAGCAGCCATCGACCCTAATCAACGAACAAGGTCAGGCAATGAACCAACAACAACAAGCACCGGTATACGTTGCGGTAACCGAAATACGGGAAGTAAGTAACAACGTGAACGTGGTGGAGAACTTAGCACGATTCTAAACGAAGAGATCAACACGTAATTTTATAGATATGCCTAAAAAGAAAAAGTTACCGATTTACGAAATGACCGTAGATCAGAATTCAGAGTCAGGTGTTGAAATGACCGCACTTGTTGACAATCCTGCAGTTGAGATGGACTTTTTGGTATTTGACGAACAAAAGCCGATGCAGTTCAAATACGATGACAAAGAATGGATAGTAACTGGCGTGGCGATGAGAGCGGACTATCCTATCTATCGCAACGATTCACGCGGTGAGTACTACGTTACATTTAGCAAGGAGACAATTAAGACTATCATCAAAAAGTGGGCAAAGGAAAACCGATTTAACGCTGTTAACAAGATGCACAACGCCGAAGACGTTGCTAACGGTGTTTATCTTATCGAATCAATTTTTGTGGATAAGAATCGCGGAGTAAACGCACCGGAAGGATTAGACGTAGAGGATGGCTCGTGGATTCATTCTTATTACGTTGAGAATCCTGAAATACGCGCAAAGATCGAAGCAGGTGAGTTCAAAGGTTTCAGCGTTGAAGGTATGTTCGGGATGGAGTTCGGATCGCATCCTATTGATGACATAATGAAAGACCTTAACGATACTATTGACCAATTTCTAAACAATTTATAAGTAACGTAATTTTATAAACATGAACATTAACGCTGAATCATTAAAGACTTTCACGGCAAAACTCAAGGAGGCATTTGCTGCGTTCAAACCTGAAGAGGTTGCAACTGAACAAACATTCGGAATGGCTACTTTGCCTGATGGCTCTATCCTTAAGTGGGATGGTGAACCTGCGGTAGGTACGCCTGTTATGGTTGAAACCGCTGAAGGTGATGTACCTGCCGTAGACGGTGAGTACACATTAGAGGATATGACTACTATCGTAATCGTTGGTGGTGTTATCGCTGAAATTAAGAAAGTAGAATCAGAGGTTGAAGTTGAAACACCTGAAGCAGTTGCACCTGTTGCACCTGTTGCACCTGCTGAAATGCCGATGGCAAAAGAGGTAATTGAGCGTGTTGAAAAAGTACAAAAGTTCGCAGAAGACGAATTGGCTGCAATCAAAAGCAACATCACCGCAATGAGCGAACAGGTATCTTTAATGGTTGCACAAAACGAAGAGATCAAAAAGTTCAAAGAGCAATTTAGCGCATTTCAGTCAAGCGTTACAAAGGCTATCGACGAACTTGGTGATGCACCACAGAACTCTGAGCCTGTACGCAATGAGTTCCGCAATGAAGATAACCAACAAAGCGTAGAAGAGCGTATTGCAGCTACACGCGCTAAGTTGTTTAACCGATAATCAAAATAATTACTAACTAATAAAAATTACACAAAATGGCATTTGATTTAACAGGGATGACCAATCACGTAACCGACGAAGCGGCAGACCTTCGCTCGATTGCGATTTATTCACCCGTAACAGTTCCTCTTGTTACCGTAGTTGAAGGTATCAAGTATTCCGAGCGTTTAACATACTTCGATGTTGATCCTCAATTCCAAGCAGACAGCACTTGTGCTACTGTAAACCCTTCAGGCGATTCTGGTAACTTCGACCAAATCACTTTGACAGTTGATAACTTCAAAGTTGAGTTGGATTGGTGTTTCAAAGATCTTGACGCAAAATCTCTTCGTCGTTACTTACGCGCTGGTGCTAAGTTGGACGAGAATTCTGCTCCACAATTAGTATCTGCTATCATGGCACGTACAGCTGAGAAGATCGCTGCAAACCTTGAGTCTGCTTATTGGCAGTCATCAAAAACACAAGGTGCTGCAACAACTAACTTGAAGCAGTTTAACGGTTTCATTCAGACTATTGAAACTATCGGTGGTTATGTGAATTCTAACACAACTAACGAAACTTCAATCACAACTTCTAACGTAATCACTATCTTCGATAACCACTGGTTGTCAGTTCCTGCTGCTATGAAGCGCAAAGAAGATTTGATCACTTGTTGCGGTGATGACACTTTCGACAAGTTGGTTATCAAAGTGAAAGATTCTAACTTCTTCCACTACTCTGCATCTGCTGCTGACATCGCTGCTCGTCGTATCACTTTACCGGGTACAAACATGGTGATCCAAGCGGTACCGGGCTTGAACAGCGACAACACTGGATTGAGCGGTATGCCTGCATTGTTTAAGAACCGTATCTTCACTTTCTACAAGTCAAACCTTATCATCGCTACTGACCAAGAGTCTGACAGCACTGACTGGATGACTTGGTACGAGAAGAAGGATGACAAGTTGTATGCACGTGTTCGCATGAAGTTTACAACTGGTGTGTTCTTCCCTCAGCACGTAGTATCTTTCAAGACTGCATAATTTATAACCTGAATGGTAGTAGCCCCGTAAGGCTACTGCCTTTCTTAATAATATAACAAATGGCTTGTAACATTAATCAATCTTTTGCCTTAGACTGCCGCGATAACGTAGGTGGTATTAAGGAAATAAAGATCAAAACATATTCGAGTGCCTTAGTAGGCATTGCGGTTACATCAGGTCAAGCCACATTAAGCGGTCAAGGCTTGACGGGTTGGTATAAGTTGGAATGCGAAGAGGCTACGGCTACAGCATCTGATAACGGTACTACATCACGTGAGAATGGCACTACCATGTATGCTCCAACAGTTAACTACGTGTACAACGAAAAAACGGCTGCATTCTTAAATGAATTGCAGAAATATCACGGTGGTACATTTGAAGTTGCTGTTAAGTATAACAACGGTGCTATCCGCTTATTTGGTTATGAGAACGGTTTGTTCTGCAGCGCATCTGTTGATGAGTCAGGAACAACTTACGGTGATCGTAACGGCTATACTGTTACTTTTACAGGAATGGAAAAGGTAAAAGCACCGCACATCACTAATAACTGGGACGTTTTAGTTTCCGCATAAATTCTGCTCGGGGTTTTGGTTTTCCCCTTGTTTTGGTTTGCCCCGTGAAAGCTCTTCACGGGGTTTTTTATTATTATTAAACGAAACGTGATTACGTAATTTTATTAATATGATTCAGGTTACCAAAGGCATCAGTCAAACATTGGTATTTACGTTAAAGGAAAAGACTACGTTAACAAGTCCTTACTACTTGTTTTACTGCATCGGTCAGGGCAAGAACAACGTAGTAACGTGGATAGCACAACCTACGTCAAGTGATGATCGTAAAGATCAATTTACATTTATTGAAGGCACAACGGCATCGTTAAGTGAGCAGATATACAACTACTTTGTGTACGAACAAACAAGCGCGGTGAATACTAATCCTAGCCTTGCGACATCGTTAGTTGAGCGCGGACAGATGAAGGTTAACGATGTTAACGAACAGGAATATCAGTTGCCTAATAGCACAACACAATATCACTTCTAATGGAGGAAAATAAAAACATACTTCCCGTAATTAAATGGAATGCTTTTAATAACAGAAAGCGTCCTGAATTCGTGGAAATTAAAAATACGGACATAATCAAGAGCGGTGAGAAAAACGACTTTCCGTATTACTTAACTGACTTGTATCGCCGTAGCGCATTACATTCGGCTATCATCAACGCGAAGGTGAATTACATCGCTGGTCGTGGATGGACTTTTGAGCGCGCTTCATACATGAGCGTGGCGCAACGTTCGTTAGCTGAAAATCTAATTAAGCAGCCATTTGCTGACATGGATTTAACGGAATCTACGTTACGATGGACGCGCGACTTTGAGATTCACAATATGTTTGCGGTGTTGGTTAAGTGGAGCAAGAATAAGCGCACGGCTACCTTAGAACACATTGACATTGCTAACTTACGCACGAACGAAGATACTACCGAGTTTTATTACACGCGCAAATGGTACGTGATGAAGAACGGTAAGCGAATCGAAAACAAAAACTTTGCAGAGGAGAAAGATTACAAGGTATATCCTGCATACGATCCTAACGACCGTAATGGTGATCAGATATTTTTCTATTCAGTGTTCCATCCTGATCAGTACGTGTATTCATTGCCTGTCTATTATGGCGGTGTAACTTGGATCGAGAATCACATTGCCTATTCTGATTTTCAATATCAAAATATCACAGCATCATTCTCACCGATGATGCAGGTTAAGATTTACGGCAATATCCCTGACGAACAAAAGCAGGACGAAATAACGGACGGCATTACAAAGAACTTTACAAGTCCAGAAGGTAAGCGAATGATAGTAGGCTTTTATCAAAGTCGCGATAGTTCAACGGACGTGGAGGCTATTAATGTTCCTGACCAATCAACGCTTTATAAAGAGGTTGCAGAACAGTCGGAGTTAAATATATGCTCTGCACACGAATTCCCAAAACTGTTATTAGGCATTACCACCGCAGGTGCATTAGGTCAGCGTAATGAATTGGTAGTAATGGAGGAGTCTTTCTACAATCGTTACGTTGTTAGCCGTCAGCGTTGCATTGAATATGTGTTCAACACGATCGCACATGATTTAGGGTTGCCTATTAATTTGAAGTTACAGCGCGTTAAGTCAGTTGACTGGATGCCAAGCGATGCGGCTATTGAAAGCGCGTTAGGTGTTGATGGATTGCGTAAGTACGTGTTATCACGCTTGGGTATGGAGGATTCGCAATACATGAAGTATAGCAACGTGAAGCCTGATGCAAATTTGCAGTTGTTCACAAAGTACGGTGTTGATGCGGCCAAATATGATGTTGTAAAGTTTCGTGATTTGGAAACCGAGAGTGCGGACGAAGTAGAAATGAGCGAATCGGAGTTTATGACATTCGCAAAGGCTGAGGTAAAGTCATTAGACCGCGTGGTATTGGATTTATTGAATAAAGACGCGTTTATGCCATCAGAGGAAATCGCAAAAGTGGCAAAGGTTTCCATCGGTGATGTTAAAGACACGATCGACCGTTTGCGTGAAGCAGGGCGAATTAAATACAGCCCTGAAAAGATCGCAGGTGATAAGGTAGGCGCGTATGAATTGACAGAGAAAGGTTTGCAGACGTTGGAAGAGAATCCTGCAAGAACAGAGCCGTTAAAGGTGATGTACCGGTATGAATTAGGAGCAAACGCACCTAAGTTAGTGGCAGGTGGTAAATCACGTCCGTTTTGTGTTGAGTTGATGGATATGAATAGACTATACAGCCGTGAGGATATAAACGCAATGAGCGTAGAGGAAGGGCGCAATGTGTGGAGTTTACGCGGTGGTTGGTACACGAATCCAAATACAGGTGTAGCGCGTCCGCAATGCAGACACACGTGGCAGCAAGTAATCGTTAAAGAAAGACAGTAAGATGAGTACTATAAATAAACCGTTAATGCTTAAGCCTAATGACGAAGGTTTGTTAGCATACGTTGAATCAACATACGATCAGAATCAGTTATGCGAGATCATTTGGGACACGCAACGTCAACACATCAGACCTATCTTAGGTAGTGCGTTGTACGATGAGATTTTATCGCAGATTCAGAACAACAACTTGACGCAATTGAACACAACATTGCTGAATCTATACATCAACCCGGTGATGAAGTTCTACGTGTTGGCGAATGGGTTATACGTGTTCAATTACAAGATCCGCCAAAAGGGAATGGTTACCATGAATAGTGATAATTCTAATCCTGCGAGTATTTCGGAGTTGGATCGGATGTACAAATACTTTGACGACAAAGGACAAACAGACGCGGATATGCTTATGCGCTACCTTGTCGAGAATGACGATAACTACCCACTATACAAAGATGCTGGTGATGGATTTGATACTATTCATCCGACAGGTCAACAATACAATGTAGGCTTTTACATGGGTAGTTATCGCAACGGATATAACCCATGTGGTACAGGAGATGAAAACACAATTGACTTCTAAAAATGCTAAGAAAATTTTAAAGTTCTTAGCCGACAAACAGGATGACAAGTTACAGTCAAATAACAACGCTGAATCAACTGATCGCAAACGTTCAGGAGATAGCAACGCAGCACCGACAAATAAATGATTTTAAGTACGGCAATACTTGGGAGCATTATTCGTCAGGCACTACAAATACGCCAGAGTTATGGTGTAATGTAGAGAGCGCAACGCGTAACATTAACAGCACCATTTACACTATCCGATTTTGGGTAGTTGACAATGTGATACGCGGTGAACTTGACGAATTAGAGCGTCACAGCGACCTTGTGTTGATTGCTGAAGATATTATCGCACAACTGCGCAATCCTGCTTATAAATGGCTTGTGAGCCGTACGCAGTCGATCAATATCGATTTGCTTGTCGAATATTCGCCTAAAAACTTTGCAGGTGCGTCATTCAGTATTGACGTAGAGATAAGCAAAGCCGATGAGCGTTGCAACATTCCATTTATTTCGCCTCCTATTAGTGGTGGTGGTGGTAGTGGTGGCGGTGGCGGTGATTGCGATGACGCGAACGTGAGAAACAGCGATGCAAGTTATACGCAAACGGTGGCAAGTGGAGCAACGTTAACATTACCGGATACAACGGTTAACGTGTACGTGAATAACGTGTTGGAAGATACGGTTACAATAGTAACATTAGGAAATGAAACAATAAACATAGTATGGCAGTAACGGTAAACATAGATAGTCAGATAGTCGTAAAAACGGCGGCGCAATGGGCAGCGGATAGTACCGTGTACTCATCGCAGCGTATATTGGTTACGTCTGATGTAACTTACACTAATTCTGATCAGCGTAAATTTAAGATCGCTGACGGTGTGCAGACGTGGTCTAACTTGGATTATATGCCTATCGCGCAAACATTAGCGCAGGTATTAGCGAATGACAACGACACGAACAACTTAGACATAGTAAGTCCAAACGGCAAGTCTATTGTTGCGGTTCATAATCAATACATCCGCTTATTGCACGACGATGGCAATGACTCGGAGTTGTATCTACATTCAGCGGACGCTACTTTAAAAACAGCTACGGGTGGGTTTTACGTTAATGAAACAGCGTTAACAGATACTAAGTTTGTTCAGATCAAAAGTGCATCGACAACAATACAACACGATACTACGGTAAGCGTAAACACGCCTAATGTTAATTTGCCACAAGAGACGGCTTCACGTATTGCTATTTTTGATGCGAGTAAAAACGTTAAGGCGGCAAATACAACTACCTATCCATCGTTAACTGAATTAAGCTACGTTAAGGGTGTAACGTCTGCAATACAAACGCAATTAAACACAAAGGTTACACTTGACGATGTTTACTTTACTTTGCCGTTTTATTCAGGTGTATTAAGTCCTGCAGATGCCACAACTTATTACTTTTCACCTGCATCTATATCACCAAGCACCACAGCTACAAACCAAGACTTTTCCGTTGGTTATAACTTTACCGTTATTGGAGCAATGATATTATGTAGTGCGAATACGACTTCAGGAACTGCCGAAAATAGCACTTTGTATGTTCGCAATACAACAACATCAACAAGTTCAACTATGGGGACGTTTCAGACTAATGGATCGACAACCGTAGTTATATCAACTACTTTGACAGGATTAAGTATTAATGTCGACGCTACTGATTCTTTCTGCTTAGAATGGTTGACTCCTACATGGGTTACAAATCCGGTAGCGTTTACGACTCGTGTAATTTTAATGTGCAAACGAAGATAACATGACAACATACGAATACTATCCAGCATTAAAGCCTAACGGCTCACCAAAGCAAGGCATCAACAGAATCACCTTTGTTGAAGGTAAAGAATACACGCGCGAATACTTTGAAGTCGATCCGCGTACACAGCCATCACCTGCATTATCAGCGGTGCTACAGGCTACACCTGAAGAAATCAAACAAATAAAACAAATACTTGGAATTAATAATTAATAATAAACTTATTTATCATGAAAGATTTTAGAACCCTATCATTAACAGACGAATTATTAAGCGTTGCAGAATGCGGTGTTGGAGGTTTAGCTATTCGCGGATTTAACATTATTAACCCAAACAACACGGATGTATATGTTAAGTTCTTCGACAATTTTGACAGCGATATAACATTAGGAACTACAAAGCCAAATTTGACTTTATTAGTACCTGCTAACGGAAGTATTGTTGAGGCATTCGACGAAAAGAAAACGGTTTACTTTTTCTCTACAAACATCGCAATTTGCGCGGTAACTGGATTAGCTGATAGCAGCACTACTGCACCTGCTTCTGGTGTTTATGTTCAACTTTATTATAACGTGTAATTATGGGATATTCAGTTCAATCAATAGGTAAGTATACAACATACACGCCAACTTACAGTGGGTGCAGCGTTGACCCAACAGTTGCAGAAGCGCGTTATACTTTGAATGGAAAGATGTGTACGGTTACTATAAGAAACAGCGCGGTAGGCACAAGCAATGCAACAAGTAAGACAATCACACTGCCATTTGCTGCCGCTGATACAGGCACTCAAGTTGGTTACATTGTATGTACCGATAACAACACCAACCGTCATGGTATAATCAGAACGCAAGTTAACAGTAATGTAGCTAATTTATTCTTAACAAATTCAACTGGCGTAGCACTTTCTAACTGGACTAATAGCGGAAACTGGAACTGTCAATTTACATTCACGTACGAGATAGCATGATTTTAATTAGCTCAAGGCGTTCGTATAAGGTTATCCCTACAATTATTATGGCGGGTCAATCTAATATGGAAGGAGATACCAGCGGAACTCCAGATGTGTCTATACAAAGTAATGATCGTGCGTTAATCTTTGTTAAGCCTAATGACGCAAGTTCAACAGACAACGGGTGGATTAGCAGATTAAGATGGGGAACAAACAATAATTGGAGAACCATCTCACGTAGTAGCGTATCGCCCGAATTGAGTTTTGCAAAAGGATTTACAGACGCATATGCTGGTGAAGTGTGCATAATCAAGTATGCGTATGGCGGTAGCGCGTTAGTTGATGATGGTTCGTCGTATGTTAACGGACTTTGGCAGGTTGACGCTAACCCTGCAAACACGAACGGATTACCGCATTACAGCAACATGGTTAACAATTTCGTTATACCTTGTATTAACAAAGCGAAAGCTGGAAATATGTTACTTGACCTTGTTGCGTTTGCATGGTGTCAGGGAGAGTCAGACGCAAATAGCCTAACTCGATCTTCTAATTATGAGGCAGCGTTAATCGCATTAATAGATCAACTACGAACAGATCTATCGTCGTATCGAGCAACAAGCAGAGTAATAGAACCTATTATTAGTCGCATTCATAATAACTTTTCACCAGCGCGTCCATATCAAAACGAAGTACGCACTGCTCTTGAAAATGTTGCTGCTAACTATGGACAAACAGTAATTAACACAGATTCTTATTCGTTAGGGCTTGACAATATACACTTTGATGTAGAAGGTCAAAAGACGCATGGAGAGGATATTTTTGCCAAGTTTAACACATTACTTTAACGCATGAAATTCGTGAGAAAATTAGTTGAACATTTAACACATTTGCCTGAGTTGGCAATCGTGTATTTTTCACCAGCGGCAGGTCAGATTCTTTGGGTGATACTTGCAATACTAACCGATACAGCAACGGGCGTTTGGGCTGCAAAGAAAGCAGGTGAAAAGATTAACAGCCGTAGGTTAGCGGACATCGCACCGAAGATGCTTGTGTACATATTAGGCTTGTTATTGGCACACGCTTCGGACGTTACTTTTGACTTGCCTAACAAGTTCGGCATTTCCGCTTTATCCGTTGTATCTTTGGCATTTGCAGGTATTGAACTTAAATCGATCGATGAAAACTTTGAGAAAGCTACCGGACACGGGGTATTCAAAAAAGTGATCAACGCGATAAAGAGAAAGTAAACCAAAACAAAAAAACATGGGAGAACTAAAACTGCAGGGAAGGATCGTGTTAGAGTATATGCTCAAGAATCCTGATATGCCAGCATTAACGGCAGCAAGGGCGATCTATAAAAAGAATCCTGAAGTTTATACATCGGTTGAAGCCGTGCGCTCTCTCATTAGAGCGTTAGTTGGTAGCAACGGAAAAAAAAGTTACCCGGACAAAAGAATAGCACGACCAAAACGCGACCAATCTTCACACCTTCTACCACCATCGGAAGCAGGAAGCCGTGAGGATTTTGTGATACCGAAAGGCATAATACGACTGGGCATTTTATCTGACATTCACTTGCCTTACCATGATGAGGAAGCGTTAAAGGCTGCGATACAAAAGTTAAAAGATGAAAAGGTTAACGGTGTGTTGCTTAACGGTGATACTATTGACTTCTATCAGTTATCGTTTCATGAGAAAGATCCGCGTGTGCGTTCGTTCGCTTACGAAATCGAGGTGTTCCATAAGTTTTTAGAGTATTTAAAACAGGAGTTGGACTGTCCTATTTATTTCAAAATTGGAAACCACGAGGATAGATACAACAGGTATATGCGACTTAAAGCACCTGAATTATTGGACATACCAAACTTTGATTTAGCGGAGGTATTGCAGTTTGGAAAGTACGGCGTGATTAAGATCGATAGCCTACAACGCATTAAAGCAGGAAAGTTTACAATTTATCACGGGCATGAGTTTAAAGGTAGTGGGGGTGTGTATCCTGCACGATGGTTAGCGTTAAAAAGCAAGATCAGTTCTGCGGTAGGACATTTTCATAAGGATAGCGAGTACCATTTTACAGATAGTGATGGCAAAGATTACGTTTGCCATTCGTTTGGGTGCTTGTGTGATTTATCCCCTGATTACTTACCAGAGAATGACTGGACGCATAGTTGCTCAATTATTACAATAGACCATAAAACGGGAAATTATGTCATCAGAAAACACAGAATCGTCGGAGGCAAAATCTACTAATTACACGCTACCTGAAGGTTACCCGATGCTCAAATTTCCTATTGTAAGTTACAATGAGGAACAGGAGTTATATTACAAGCGTAATTTCACAATTAACTACGAAGCGGATTATGTGTTGCACTTTCACGCTGACAAGGTTAATGGAGAAAGTTGTACACGTGTTATCTTAGCTTCCGGGTATGAGTATATTTGTGCGATGACTGAAAGTAAGTTTACTCAGTTAATTGAGCCTTATTTCTTTTTTCAATTTATTCAAAATAATTCCAATGGGTAAGTTAACATACTTAGTGCTGCATTGCACCGCAACGCCTGAAGGTCGTGCCGTAACAGCGGATCAGATAAGATCGTGGCACACATCACCACCACCGCAAGGCAGAGGATGGAAGCAGGTAGGATATTCGGCTATGATTCACCTTGACGGTAAAGTCGAGATATTGACACCATTTGATGAGGATGACGATGTGGAGAAGTGGGAAGTAACAAACGGTGTTGCCGGTATCAATTCAATTAGCCGTCATATAGTGTATGTGGGAGGCACGGATAAGAACGGACGCGCAAAAGACACACGTACAGAAGCGCAGAAGTTAGCGATGGCAAACTTCATTCGGCAGACTGTCGCAGCGCATCCGAGTATAAAGATCGCAGGGCATAATCAGTTCGCACCTAAGGCGTGTCCGTGCTTTGACGTTCCAAACTATTTACGATCCATTGGTGTTGACGAAGTAAACATGCACAAATGAAACGGTTCGACGTTTATTTCGTAGGTGTGTTGGTTGTGCTTTGCGTGTGGTTTATTCGCACGTGTGAAAAGCACCCGAGCGTTGACATGAAGCCATTGAAGCAACAAATCGACAGCCTACGTGATGCGATCAATAACCGCGATACTTTGATTGTGCATCGTGATACTGTAATTAGGCAAACAAACCGAATTAAAGAGTTGACACGCGAGTACTATACCAAAATAGACACGGTGTTAAAGTTGCAGATATGCGACACATTAGCCGGTGCGTGTGATAGCCTTGCGAATCGCTACCGTGAACAGGATAGTGTTTTTAGGGCGCAAATCTTCGATTACAGGCAATTAGTAAGTAAACAGGATAGTTCTATTGAGTTGCTAAAAAAACAGCGTACACGACGATTTATTGCAGGATTTGGAGCAGGGTTTGCTACTGGGCTTATCGTTCCGCGAATTCGCTGATCTTGCGAAGTACATTGGTAGCATCCGCAACTGATCGCACGATAAACAACAGTCCGCCATTCCAATTATCAAAGAATTCTTTTTGATCGTCTGTTAACTTACCCTTTGGCATCTTTACCTCAACAAGTGCTGTAATTCCGCGATAACCTACAATAAGGTCGGGTACACCTTTACCGGATAGTTGATGCACGGACGCGCCGAATGATCTAAATTCCTCTATTATTTCCCGTTCGTTTTGGTCGCGTTTGGCTGCTTGTCTGTTGATGCTCATGGTCAAATTTACGCGGAATTGCGTACTTTCTTAGGTTATTGACTAAAAATAATTGTATTGATTATCAAGCAGTTACGGAAATTCAACAAAAATAATTGCCTAAATGTTTGCAGGTAACAAAAGTGTTACTATCTTTGCTTCATCAAACTAAAACAATAAGCCATGACAAATATAGAAAAGCATAATATTAGAACTGAATGGAGACAGTTAAATTTAAAACTTTCTCAAATTCACAGAGTAATTAAAATGAACAAAATTATAGATAAAGATTATTTAAATTGGGTTAATGAACTTCGCAAGAGAAGGGATTATTTAACTAAAATGATTGACTAAATACAACGGGGCGCAGCATCCTACACTGCATTAACAACAAAAACCAAAACCAAAATGAAACAGGAAATCAAAGCAGCAGCATTCGGACTATTATTCATTATGCTATTCGTGTGGATGTACGAACGAGCGATGACAGACCACGAAGAGAAAACCTTGCTACACCGCCAAGATATCGAAGGTAAGACAGCGGATAGCAGCTACATTCGTTGTATGGACTGTATCGAGCGATGGAATCACAAACGCGCTACAATGCCAAAACATCGCAACTTAAAAGACAGCGCAATAATCGGGGCTTGTCGAGGGTTGTGGCTAAGAAAGGAGGTGGAAGGTGAGTAGGTCAATCAGCATTTACCTATCCGTAACTATCGACGGTGATAGGCACGAAATCGAGATTATCCGCGATACGGAAGGATCAGCGCATCAGGACATCGACGAAGGCGATAGATGGACATCACCATGCGCTATGGACATTGTTGATCTTGACAAGTACGACATTGCAATAAACGAGACAGTTGCAGAAATGCGCGAACAATTAATCAATAAACTAATCGAAACCAATTAAAATTAAATATCATGAAGTACTACAAAACATCACTACAAGACCTATACTGCATTAACGAAGTTGGACGCGGCACTTTCATCGAAACGGATGGATTAACATTTATTAATATTAGTTTATTTGCATACGGCGAATTAACA